CTGCTCAAATCCACAAATCAACCTTAAGAGGTGGTGCTAACTTCATCGTTGTATCTTCTGAAATCTCAGCTATCTTTGATGATTTAGAATACTTCCACGTAAGTGATGCTAACCCAGAACAAGACCAATATAACATGGGTATCGAAAGAATTGGTACATTAAGTGGACGTTACCAAGTGTACCGTGATCCTTATGCTCCAGCATACTCTGTAATCATCGGTCACAAAGGTAAATCATTATTGGATACAGGTTACATTTACGCACCATACGTGCCATTGCAACTTACACCAACAATGTATAACCCTTTCAACTTTGCTCCAGTTAAAGGTATCATGACACGTTACGCTAAGAAAGTTGTAAACAACAGATTCTACGGTCACGTAAGAGTTGACGGTGTACCAACATTCAACGTAAACGAATTAAGATAATCAATAATCTTATATAAACTCAAAAGCCTAGTCGAAAGATTAGGCTTTTTTGTTTTATTAAAATATTTATTAATATGAGTACCATAAAATTTTTACTTAGAGAAGCTTTAAATAATTTAGAACAAAATAAAGATATTTCTATCGCAAATAATATTGCTGATAGTATTATTAGTAATCTCTCTTCTCAACAGTTATCAATGTTATCCAATGAATTAAATAAAATTAAAAATATTTCTATTGATGAGAATATTTTTGAGGAAGGAAAAATAGATGCTGACACTAAATTCAAAAATGTTTTAAAAGGTATTGGTATTGATCTTGGTGTTTCTGCTATAATTATTGGAGCTATTACAGCATTTATTGAATCAAAATATGGTCAACAAGCTCATGTTACATTTAATGATATGTTAAAAATTCTACCTTTTATAAGTGGTATTTTAGTGAAAAGAGTTTATTCAAAAGTTGATAAGGAATATGGGAAATCAAAAAACGAAAAAGAATTTGATTTAGGGTCAAAAGTAAATACAGTTAATAAATGATTAAAGTAATTCTATTCCTAAGTTGTATACTTGCTGTTATTGCTGACATGATGCTTGTATGGTATGCAAAGCATGCACACTCATCAATATGGTTTTTTATCATTGCATTCTTAATCAATGCACTTGGTATCTATATTTGGCAATATAGCATGAAGGTAGGAATTGAATCATCAATGGCCATAACAACATATTGTTTACTGACAACACTTGGATGTACAGTACTGGGATACTTTATATTCGGAGAGGTCCTATCACTGGTTAATTGGATAGGTATCTTCTTATCAATAATAGCACTGATCCTGATTACAATTTAATTACTCTTCATCTTCTAGATAAGAATATCTGATTCGTAAATCATCAATATCCATATCTGAAACATATTCATGAACAACTAACCATCCACCTTCATCTAATTCATGCGCCTCTTCTTCATCACCATCGCAAATTTCTTCAAACCCACACCAACCCAATTGAATAATATGCTTAGTTACTTCATTAATGAAATCTTCATCATTCATATTAAACCCTTTTATTTGAGGAATTATCATCTGGAATTATGCATTTATTATATTCTTTAATTATCTTTCTGATTTCACGACCATAGTCAGCATCATTTGGTAAAGCTTTTTCCAATGTTACTATATCACGCATTGTTAGAAAATGCTTTTTTAATAATTCATTTTTTGGGTCCATGATTACTTTTGTTTTGGCATTCGTTCATGACATGTATGTCTATCGCCACAATTACTACAAACACAATCATTTAAATCTTTATAGTTTTCTGGATGATCTGTATCTAGAATAAAACCAGCTAATGTACTTGTATGACCTTCAGAACCACATTTAGGACATAACGCATGATTATCACGATATTCTTTTCTTAACTGTTTAGCTTTAATATCGTGTTCTAAAAAGATAGCATCACATTCTAGACATACCTTATCTGTATATCTTTCACTGAATTCATCAGCATCTTTTTTGCATATATAACATTCCATTATGCAAATATACATAAAAAAACCCATGGTATCAAGTACCATAGGTTAGTTTTATGCGTTAACTTTTATTTTTATTTTTTATGACCACAATTAGCACAGAATTTATCTGTTTTACCAAACTTAGCACTACAATTTGTACAGTATACCTTTACGTTGATATCCTCAGTTGTGTTAACCTTTTGGGATACAGGTAATAGTTTGTATTCAATTGTATGGAAAGCCCAGCTCTCAAACGATTTATTTACATATTTGAAGCTTTGATCAGAGTGACTTCCTTCTTCAACTCGTCCAGTTTCAATGCTTTTACTTTTCAAGCTTTTTGATCTAAGAGAATTTACACTTGATTTTTTAAGATCAAATGATTTGTCTGATAAGAAATCCATTGACGGACCTGAATCAGAACAATTGAAAGATGCTGAGCTTGTTAGTGTTGAATTGTTAGTTGCACCAGCTGATGTTGATAAGGTACCAGATTCATAACCAAGACTTCCACGTAAAAAGTCTTTTGGTATACCATTATAGTAATTACCAAGGCCATTTCTATAATAGATTCGTGGTGTGTGAATAGGGAAGATATATTCTTGTTTCTTTTCTTCTCTGAAGAATTCAACTTTAATATCACCATTATTTGCGATGGCTTCTTTTACTTCATCAGTATTTGATACTTCATAGGTATCAAATAAAAATTTCTTAGCCACATCCAAATAGCGATCTAGAAATACTCTTTGACCTGGATTCAATACTAAGCCACCCTGTGAAATAACAGTGTTGTTCATACTGATCTTAGCCAATACAACATCTCTTGTTGGGTTGAATAATTCAATTTGGAATTCTTGTCCTTTTTGTAGGTAATAAGTTGGCATTTCACCAGCTTTTGTGTAGAGCTTCATTCGGCTCTTGTTGACAGCTATACCAGCTGTTGGCACCGTGTTCGGTGCGAGGATTGTTTGTTTCATTTTTATTAACTTTTAATTTTTGTTATTTGTACTAATGCCTTTGTTGCCTAAACAACTCTAAACCTTTTAAGGGGTCGGAACTAATACGTTAGTTAACGCAATACAAATATACGAAACTTATTTAAATTGTCAAGTACTTTATTGAAAATTTGGTCCTTGTTCACAAATACTTGATTGAATTGCTGTCCACCAAGTGTTAGATTCATCAACCATTGAATCACCAGACATACCTTTTTGTTTAATTTCATTACCAATTAGGGTATTTTCTTGTTTCCAATTATTTAATGGTTTTTTAATACGCTCCCACATAGCTGGATTTTCTTGAGGTGTTCCAATAGCATTTACAATAAGCTGGATACCTTCTTTATAAGTAGCTACGCTCATTTTATTACAAGCAGTTTCAGTACCTTGATTCATGTTTTGTCCATCAATCATTTGTTCACGAAGTCGCTTACGGATAAAGTTTTTCATTATTGGGAATTTCTAAGTTCTACTTGACTTATTATATCGAATTGAATTGAATTCTTAAGGGTGGTTACCTCCAAGTTAGATGTAACCAATACATCTAAATAATAAGTATTTGGAAGAAGACTAGCAGTGTCCAATAAGAAATAGTAATAATTATTAGCCATCTCCACTGGTTGAAAATCGATAACGGTTAATTCACTTGTTCCTTCTGAAACATAAAGTCTATATTTAATATCACTTATAAATTGAGTCTGTTCTATTGTATATGGAATTCTAGCTGAAACCATAACCTTACGAATATCACCACGTTTTATTCTTTCCTTGTTTTGAAGGCCAGCTATTGAAACAGCCACTTTTTTAGGTAGATTATCACTATTTCCGATGTTGTAATACTCCAATGAATCTTTAACCACAAAATCAAGCGTTATATTTGGCCTAGAAACGCTGTTAATGGTAATTCCAGTCCAGACATCAGTATACATGGTAGAAACGTTTGTAAGCGTTGTAGGGACCTTTATATCGATGGAATAAACACCAAGTGTTACATGTGTAACTGCTGAAGAAGTATAAGCTGAAAATAATGCATCATTTTCATCATAAATGTTGACACTAGGAATTGAATCCAAGTTAGTTGGATTTCCAGCTAGATTAACATAAAGGTATAACTTATTTGGCTTATCCAAAAAGAAGTTATTTCGATCATCTTGAATATGGTTATTATATATAGACTCAATGAATGGTTCATAAAATGTTTGTGTGTTATTAGTGAAAAACCCTACATATTGTAATTTAGTTGTGTTCATTTGTTCAAAGCCTCTAGCATACGCTAATCCAAGACCATAGTTGGTGCTTCCAGTAAGAATGCCATTAACATAATTGGTGACATCCATTTCAATGTTCTCGTTACCCTTGTCAAAATGTTGCATGGTAACAGTAATAGCACTTGCAGAACCAGAATAAACACCTGTTCCACCAGACCAAGAAATAGCTGTTTGAGAATTGATCCAATTGGATGGACCATTGGAAAAAGCACAATCACCATTTAATGCTTCGCAAATACTATAATCATAACCAACACCATTATCCCAATCTTGATCAATTCTGAATAAGATAATATCGAAAGATGATGCTCTATCTTTACCACCCATAGTTCCATTTAACAAGTCAGTATCAAAAGATGCTGTATTGGTAAGTCTAAGAGTATGTTTAAGTTTTGTCAGATCAACAAATGTTCCACCAGTATATAAAGACCTTAATCTGGTTTCGTCAAAATGAAATAGAAATCTGCTGTATTGTTGTTCACCAATAGCACCACCATAAAACAATTCAGACACTGGATTTAAGCCAGTATTGACGTTTAAGTTGCTTACTATTGTATTGTTTTTATCAAAAAATGTGCGAACTACCATGATTTCTTTTATTATAAATATCTAAAAATCTTAATTAATTCTAATGTTTTTAGATAACATGGTTTTTTCTAAATCATCAGCTTTTGCCTTGAAAACAGCCAGTGCTTGTTTATCACCAGAAGCAGTTAAATCAGTTGCTGAATTTCCATTTCCATTATGAACATGACTAAATAACGCATCCTTCATAAGTCTTAAATACTCCAATACAAGATCACCAAATAATAATGGATGTGCTTGATCTAGGATATTGGCCAATTCTTCATCACTGATTAAATTATCTTGATTGGTAACATTGAATCTTGGACTTCCGTCTTCATGTGTGATAAGATTAATCTTATTGGCAACAATATTTGTTACGCTTCCTTTTTTAGCTTCTTGTTGATCTGTCTTGTTAACTACTACAACATCATTCTTGATTTGAATGAAAGCTTGAGTCTTAGCATTAAAGCTAAATGGATATGGATTGTTAGTGTCTGGTGTAGTCAATTCAAATTTTCCAGCTCTTAATATTATCTCATTTGTTTTTTGTGTGATATCAGTATTATATCTTCCTTGAACGGAGACATCTTGACTATCTGGGAATACACCTTTCAATTGTGAAATTTGTGTTGGACTTATTTTTGGTTCTTGTGGACCAAATGTAAATCCAGCCAATGCTGAATATTGAAATGGGTCTTTATCTAAAAGAGGTAATTGTGATATGATTGGACCGATATATAATCTATCTGCATGTTGTGAATTTTTGCTTAGTGTAAATATCCAAACAACTTCACCAACTTTTGGTTGTGAAGAAAAAGGTTTTGGTAATAAAGGAAAACACCAAGGTAATTCATTTATCTTAGTTGAATCAATTGATGTATCTGGTGTGTCACCATCACCACCAGTTGATATTGGACCTTTTATATAAACCTTGATTCGACCTAATCCAGTATCCTTAGCACCAGTTTCACTTTCTAAAAGCTTAACTACTCCATATCTTATTTGAAGATATGTGTCGTTACCTTCATATAAATTATTATATCCACTTGCTGCTTTAACGGAACTATTATCAATAAAATACATTATGCTTCTCCTTTTAATCTTTTTACCAGTATTTTATTTGCCTTATCAAAACGTTTTTCAATTTCAATCATCTTGTCATAGTCCTTAAGCATTTTTAATTTCAATGCCTCATAGTCAGCTTCCATTTGTTTTACTTCAAACAATATTTCATTGTTTGATTTGTTTTCTAAATCATTCATAATATTATCTAATTATACCATTACCACTGCCGATTTGTGTTGTTGTACCTTGAGACACAACTGGTGCTCCTAAGTTTCCAACACCAACAGTTGTCACTTTAACACCTGGATCGATTGCCACATTTACAACCGCTTCAGTTAAAAAAGCATTTATTATTTCTTCAAGCCTGATTAATTCCATTGTTTCTTCAACATTAGGACCATCAGCAAAAACACTCCCTACCTGTCTACCAGCTTCAGATTGTCTTGAAATTATTCTTGCAGCAATTGCTTTAGCAGATAACCCACTTCTAAGTCTAGCCCCACTTAAAATTAATTGTGGTGGCAAAGGAGCAATTGGTGGTTCTGGGACTGAAAAGGCAGTCAATATGGTGTTTAAAACACCACCCATTGATCCGATATTTAGTCCTGAACTAGGAATTGGTTTGTCATTTGTCGCCATTATGATAATCCTTTTATTATTCTAAGAGTTTCTTGAGGGATGCCGACAAGACTCAGTAGTTGTGTTAATTTATTTTTGCTTTTTTCAATTTCTTTTTCAGCAATAGATGCAGCAACTAATTCACTTATTCTTTTCAAAGCAATCCTTAAAAGTATTTTAACAATTTCTTCTGTTACTTTTTTAATTATATTATGAAAAAGATTCTTATTCTTTTTGATAAAATCCACACCATCATCAAATGATGCTGTTGGACCATATATGATTTTATAATTAACAATGAAGATAGCAATTACTTTAGGTGATATAATCATTCCAATAATTGACTTGATAAGGTTATTGACTATTTGTTGTATAAATTCTAATTTAACTGATTTAAGGTTAGCTTTGTTTCTAAGATTAAGGCTACTGGAATTAGCCATTTTATTTAAATTATTTGAAATGACATCTTTCTTTTGCAGTGTTGTTGTTGCACCAGTTAATTCGTCATTGAAGGTTGTTAAATTTGAAATTGGAATCGATGATGAGACATTAGTTGATAGTTTTAAAACTCTATTACCTTTTTTTCGATTAGCAGCATCCAATTGATTCTTATATGTTTCTTCATTTGTAAATGTGAAAGCATCGTCTGATATAGGATTTTTATTATCGTTATCAATCATCTTATCAACGATATTATTTATCTTAGCCTCGTTTTCCAATTGCTTTAAACTCTTTCCAATATTTGAAGAGATTGATCCATATATGGTATCAATTAATTGATTAACTATGTTCTCTGTTTTGAATAAAGTTAAACTATCAACAAAATTATTATTTAAATCAGTAAGTGTTTTTGTATTATAACTGGAATTAGCTTTGATTGTGATAGTGTTGTTTGGTGTACTACCAGTTCCCAATGAATTGAATGTGACATCAATTATATTATTCCAAGTATATGTGTTGCCATCATCTTGAATAACTCCATATAAAAATGTATTAAAGTCGCTGCTATTTGTTAATGGAGAGGTAATATCATTATATAATAATCTACCAGCTGTTGATATTGGATCAACCTTGAATTGATCTAGGAAATCAATTTTATTTACTTCAATGATGATTCCTGTTCCTGTTGATTGAATCCAAGAAGGTAAATGTGGATCAACACCACAACTGACAATATCTTTTAATTCTGTCTTAAGTGCAATCTTAACTTCACGTTCAATATCTGATAAAGAATGAGTCAGGATATCAACTACAGAACCAACCAATGCTTCATACCCTATCAATGATTTGATAAGGTCTGAAAGAAAACTGATTGAGTTTCCTCCTGTGTTGATAGAAGAGAATGACGAGCTTAGCTTTAAATTAGGTAATCCTTCAGTTAAAGTTCTTGCTGCTGCAATATTGCCAAAAATCTTCTTTTTTTTGTCTAATATTGACATGATTATTCATTTTCTGTTTCTAGATTATTATCTTTGTTTTTAAGCATTTCTCTTATTGATTTAAAGTCGCTAAGAGAAGCAGAACCCTTGCTTCTTTCTGTAATTGCTGTTTCAGCATCACCACGATTTTTGATGATATCACTTTGAAGCTTGGCCAATTCTAACTTGATTCTAATTGCAGAATCTTTGATTTTTAAAAGGCCACCTTTTTCCTTGGCAATTTTTGTAAGATCATCAACGTCTGTTGGTGTTGCACTTGTAGCTAATTCATTAATGGTCTTTTGTGCATCGTTGATTTGTAGACAAGCATCATTATAGGTTTCTTGCATAAGGCCCTCTAATGAATCTGTATTGTTGACTTTTACGTCTTGTTTCTTTTTTCTTGGCATGATTTCTATTTACTATAAATACCTGTATTTAAGGTTTTATTGTAATTTTTCTACAAACCATGATTTTTCAAGAACTCATAGAGTTCTTTATAACGCTTCATAGCCAATCTAATATCTTTAGTTGATAGGTTGGTGTAATTTCGCATGGTTTCAAGAACAGATACTTTATTGTATTTGGTTCCACCATTCATTGATTCGAAGATTTTTTCCCAATTTTCAAGTATTTCAATTAAAGCAAAACCAACTTTCTTTTCGTTTTGACTGAGCTTTTTCTTTGGAGGTTGATTTTCATCATTTAATTCCTCTTTAATACCATTAATAATATTCTTAATGAAATCATCCATTGAGAATGTTTCTGAGTCAATAACATAAGTTAAATCCTCTCTTTCTTCTATATTCTCAGATATATCTTCATATGAAGTAGTCTGTTTCATGTGCTTCTCATCTTTGATAAGAAGACCAAGAATATAGTTCTTGCTTATGGTTCCAAAATATGAATAAGCTTTCTTTCCTCTTCCAACTTCAAATTTATGAAGTTTAGTCATTAAGAAAGAAACAGTATCACTATGAAGTTCATCAAACGTTTCACGTTTTCTGTATAGTTTGTAGCGTCTAATGATAGATTCAATCATCTTATCAAGTGGTGCTTTTAACCATTCATTGAAAACTAAATTACGTTCAATTTCATTTGTTATAACAACATTGGCATTAGCAATATCAATACTACTAGTTATTTGAAAACTATTATCTGTAAAGTTACTTGTTTCAATGTCAATATCTATAGTTAAAAATTTATTATCATTACTGTATGCTTTTTCATTTTTAATTATATAGTGTGCTGTTACAACAACATCTTTACCTAACTTATGTTTGATAGTAATAGGTTTATTGTTGGTGAAATCTACTGTTTCGATGCATCTAGAGTCTAAGAATTTGATAACGGCTTCTTCTTCTTCTGGACCAAAGTACAATTCGTTTTTCCTTTTACGTCCTCGTTTAGTTATCATTTATGCGTTTTCTGGTTGATATGTTAGTTGTCTATCTTTAGGGAAATAGTATTCTTTCTTTGCTTGTGATAACCACCATCTAGCTTCAATTGGATTAAGACTTTCTTTGTATTGAGCGAATAATGATCCTTGTCTTTGGTTAACATGTTTGTAACCAAATCTTGGGATGATCATAACTCTAACTGATTTGAATGTCATTCTCAATAAGAATTCGTAGATGAATGTTAATTTGATATTTGATTTAAGACCACCAATTTGATTGAACAATTCTTTTTTAATTACAAGTCCATCAATATTGAAGTTTTGATATGCCAATAGACCATTATTATCCAAGATACCTAATTCGTCTGAAAAACTATTTGCCCATACTGCTTCATTTGTAAAACCAATGAATTGGCCAGCAGCATCAACATCAACAATGATTGGCATAAAGATACCAACATCAGGATGTGCGTTTCTATATTCAAGAACATTTTTAAACCAAATCTTAGCGTATTCATCATCAAATTCAAGAATACTAAACCATTCAGATTTAGATACACTGACACCAAAATTAACTTGTGCAGAAAAGTCTGTTGCTCCTTCGTTTTCAGCTATAACAACTGAATTTTTAAAATCACCATAATCAAATGATTGAACGAATGTTGCTGCTTCACTACCTTTAGGTACAACAATTACCAATTCATCTGGTGTTACTGTTTGTTCTTTAACGCTAAGAACTGCGTTAGCGAATAATTTTTTTGTTTCCTCATTCAATTCATGCACAGGCAATATAACGCTAATGTCTGTTTTAATTTTATTTTCCATTTTTTTGTTTTTTTATATATTCCCTCTTAGGGATTGTTATTTTACTTTGTGTTTGATTTGATTTTCTTAACCAAATAAACCCTTTTGCTGTCTTATTAGGTTTGTCTAGTATTAATTGTATATGTCTATCACTGATATTAAACACTTTTTTAATTTCAACTATTGATTGCCATGTTTTAATTAATTCACCATTTTTATCATATTGCAATATTTCAATTGTTCTAGTGTCTTTATATTCATTAATTTTTTCTTTTTTATCAAATGACCAAATAAAACCACCACAACTATTTAATTTTCCTTTACAAACTTTAAGTATTGAAGAAGAATCTATTTTCAAATATTTATTAGCTTCAGCAGCTGAATTCCATTCTTTAATAAAATATCCATTTATATTATATTGAAAAATTTTTCTATATTTTGTTCTACCACCAGTACCACCTTCACTTATGTTGTAACCTAAGGTTGTTGCTGATAATGCAGTAATCCAATATATCTCCCTATCATTTAACTCTTTTTTAGTTAAACAAGTCTCAAGTATTTCTTTCTTAAAATTTTCAATACCATGTTTAATAATTGATTGTTTTAATATTTTACCAGAACCCAAATATTCTGAACAATTTTTTTCATCTTTACCCACATAATATTTGCCATTTAGAAGGTTTGTTGTTTTATATATAACCATATTTTTGTTTCTATATAAATACCATAAATCTGGAAAAAATACTGAAATAATTTATTTTAATCTTGTTATTTTACATCCTTGACCTCTATTTGGTATAAACAATGACACCACATCGTGAAAGTCTTTTAAAGGGTTTTTTTCCATATAAAATTTATCAATAAATGCTGGAACATCTGCTTCATCAATATTACCAACATCAATGTTAAACACAAATACAAGTGTGTCTGCAATAGATTTAGTTTTTGTTTTTTCTTTCATTTCTATTTTTATTATTTTATAATTATGCGTTAGTTTCAGACAATGATTTATTTTGTTCTTCCAATTTAGTAATCATAGCAATCATTTCTAGTTTTCTATTTTCAACTAAACCAAAATAAACTTCTGCTAATTTTTCTTTTTGTTTTTCAGGTGAATAACTTCCTTGGCTCTCTTTAATTCCTTCCATTAAATCTGAAGGTACAGAATCTTCTAACCATACTTTAACATATGTAGCAATTAATTCTGGTATATTTAGAGTTGTGTTAGTCCAGACACCATTTTTTCTGATCATTAAGTTTCCATTCTCATCTTTGGTTTCCATCCATTCTGGAATCATATTTGGCATCTTTCCGATAACTGGTGTTGAACACTCCATTGCTTCCAATGGGAAAGTTCCAAATCCAGATTGATCGTCAATCCAAACAGCTAAACAACACTTGCCTAATTCAGTTGCGAATTGCTTTCTAGGAATACCTCTTAATTCTTTAAATGTAATCCATTTATAGATTGGATATTGAAGATAGAATGACTTGGCAATCTTTGCTGCATCACCTTGATTTCTTGTATGAATGGCAATGATTGGTAACTTAGGTTTGTTACTGTTAGTAAAATAACTAGGAATAGATACAGGAACAATATGTGTTCTGATTGATGGGAAAAGATTACTCAAGTAAATTGCTTGTTTTTGTGTTGTTGTAATAACATCATTAAAACCATAATCAACATTCCATCTTCGACCAATTGGTAGCAATTCCAATAAGTAATCATAACTTTGTGAGAAGACAATTTTCTTACATGGGAAGCCTTTAATTTGATCCATGATATTAGCAAAAATTTCTGGAATAACAATGAAGTCAGCAGGACCAACATTAAGGCTTTGGCTTTCAATTGAAATGTGAGGTAATGCAGCATATTCTTCACCTAACCAATCAGAAATTCCTTGTCCGTTTTCATCAGTAATGAGTTTATAATCATTCTTTTCATGAAGAATTGATGCTTTATATCCCAACTCGTTAAGTAATTTAACGTGTTCATAAATATTAGCAATACCAGCTGTTGGATTGCCTTTTGTATCCAAGGTAAAGAAATATAATGTAAAGTTTTTATTTTCTAGATTTTCAAGAACACTTTTAATTTGTGTTAATTGTTCTTCGATTTGTTTTTTTTGTTCTTCCATTTTTGTGTTAGTTTGTTTTAACGTTATTCTTTTTCTTTTAGAATTCCATAATTATAAAGCGTATTGAACGCTAATTTAAATGATAGAGGTGTTTTTGACAATCCTCTTTCTGCACCTAATGAGTCATCTGTTTCTTCATCATAATCAATTACAGTTTCTAGCATTAGTCTAAGAACATCGTATTTAGGGCCATCAATTTCTTTGCCTCTATCGTTGCTCATTTCAACTACTTCTTCACTTATAATTGCACCATCTTTGTCTTTCGTTACTTTTGTTTCAGTCATAATTACTTTATCAGTAGACTTTATACCAATTGGTGAAATTGTTTTCTCAAAAGCAGTTAAATCGATGTAGTAAAATACACCACCAAATTCTATCATATTATTTAAGTTCTTCGTATGATGTTGTTATTATTGTTGTTGACAGGATTTTATTTCTGAGTTCTTCATCTTTGATAAAATCCAATATCGAATTTATTTCATAATC